TCTAGATACACACGATGTTGAGACAATCAATGTTGCTGATGCTTCTACATATCCTACAGATCCTCCAACAGTTACTAATCCAATATTGTTAGCTACTCCACCAGGATTTCCCCCAGTATCCTTGGTTTATAAGCCAGGTACAAATAATATACTTACTTCTGATATTCTCAATATCACAGGTGTGGATGTTATAAATCCATTACCAGATGGAATATATCAATTCAGCTATTCTGTAGACCCCTCTTCTGTCAATTTTAGTACTATTAGTGTCATGAGAGTAAATAGATTACAGGAAAAGTTTGATAAGGTATTTATGTCCTTAGATATGATGGAATGTGATATGGCTATTAAAACACAAGAAAAAGTACAGCTTAATACAATATATCTTTTAATTCAAGGCTCTATTGCAGCAGCTAATGAATGTGCTATTATAGAGTCTAATAAACTATATGATAAAGCATCTCAGATGCTTGATAGTATGCTTAAAAGAAATTGTGGTTGTTTTGGTAATAATTTTCTAATTAATTTTTAATATTATGGCAACATGTATAGGGTGTGGGACCCAAGTAGGGTGTGGATGTGGACTAGTTGGTGGATTATGCGCTGCCTGTCTCGCTAAACAACAATCAAAATTATGTTATACCCAAAAGTATCAAATTGTAAAGAGTGTGCAGATATCCTACCTTTGATCGAAGAAATCAATTGTAAGCTATTTAAACTAAGTATGCGTTCATACAACAACATTGTATTTATGCTAGGCTTAATAATGGATCACACAGCCACACTAGATCTCTTAAACTACAAGAGAATTCTAGAATGTAAACTTGTAAATCCTGACTACGCTGGTGAGTTCAGTGTGAATATGATAGCCAGCAGAGTTAAACTTTTAAAATATAAATAAAATGGCTTGTACAAATTGCTTTAATGGATGCGCAGATATCACTTCAGATCAATGCGTTAAATATACAGGGGTAGATATCCCTGGTCTTGATATTCATACTGGAGATACTTTATTGATAGTAGAGAATAAGATTACTGATAAGATAATAACACTAATGGATGGTTCAGGTATTTTCCCTGTATTAGATCCTGCTGATATATGTGAGGTAGTACAGGAGCTTATGCCATGTTGTCCTCCATTTAATCTAAATGATATACTTACTGTATTTGTAAAATCTATATGTATACTTAATGATAAAAATGAAGGGCTTAAAGACAGAATAGTTGCATTAGAAGAGGCAATGAATACTTTAAATGCAGATTATGTAATTAAATGTCTTTCTGAAGTAATGCCTGATTTCGATACGCATGAGATAGTTCAATCTATAATAGATAAAGTGTGTGAATTAGATATTGATCTTCATACTAATTATACCCCAACAAGTGATTTACCTGCTATTATATCAGCATACATTGCTGATCAGCCAACAACCAATAAATATAATGCAAGAATGATTCCTTGGGTAGCCTATCCTATATTTTTTATACCTGATGGAGCTTTTGATAGTAATGGTGTTGGAATTGTTGGTACTGTTTGGGAAAGTATTTATCTATGTCAAGGAACAAGTAAAACCAGTATTCCTGACCTGAGAGGATTAGTAATAGTTGGTTCAACTGATATGCCAGGAAATCCTACTTTTCCTCCTCAAACTAATCCAAATACTGATGGAAATCCTACATATGAAATTAATGGAACAAACCTTGTTCCATTAACAATAGCTAACATGCCTAACCATAATCACTCAACTGTTGTAACTATCAATGATCCTGGACATACACACTTTACTACCCTAAGAACATATGATAATAGTGTAGATAATGATGGTGGTACTGGTGGTTGGAATGTAAATTCTACATTTGACTATGTTTCTAGTTCTTCTAAAACAGGATTAAAAGGTGGTGATGGTGCTACTGTCACTAACCCTCCACAAAATGTATTTGTTACTATAGGTAACAATGGTGGAGGAACTGCTCATCCTAATGTTCAACCAGGGGTTGGTGCATATTATATAATGTATATCCCTTAATATCTATAGCCATGTTTTTATGTACCACATGTAATCAACCAAAGTCTAATTGTAATTGTAATACAACAAAGACAGATAATATTACTTATACAGGACCTAATCTTCCTTGTACAGGAATTGATACAAATGACAATATAACTATTGTTATTCAGAAACTTAATGACGCACTCTGCAGTACAACAACAACTACAACCAATGGTGTTTTTGGATTTGCTTTTACATTCAGTTCTCCAGGAACTATTGACTCTCTTGACTCTTGTAATCTTGATACTCCAGGGCTTATATTATATGCTGCAACTCCTGGTTTAGTAGAAGGTATTGTATTTTATACAAATGTAAACTTAACAATACCTTTTAATGGTCAAGATCTATGGTATCAAGTTTTTCCAGGAAATGAAACATACCAAATTGGTATAGATGGAGAACTTATAACAAATCTTTCTTGTTCTTAAAAACTGATTTATGAACGTATTTATATCATTTACTTCAATAGGTACAGATGCTGGACCATTTGATCTTTATACAGATTCAAGTGTTCCACCATACTGCTGTGCTTTTGCATCAGGTATAACGAGTGCACAGTTGCTCTTAGGTTATATTGCAGTTGTGGATGATAGTACAACAATAATCAGAGTTGTATCCAGAGGAGTATGTACAAACACAGTAGATTTATTAGTACCTGTTACTACTACTACTACAACTACTGCAGTACCTACCACAACTACAACTACAACTGCTGTTGGTTTTCCAGTTAACTTTTCAACTGGGTTTATAGATATATCAATTCCTTGTGCAGCTACTAGTTATTTAAATCATGAGTTTTCATTAACTCCTCCACCTATAGTGAATGGGCAGGTGATATATACAGATCCTTTTGGGTTTACTCCAGTAAATGGTGGAGGTTTATTCTTTAAAGAACAAATAACTCAAATTGTTTGGCAGGTAAGTAATACTGGTGTTATTTCAAACCCTCAAACTTGTCCAACAACCACAACAACTTCATCATCAACGACTACAACCACAACTACAGCAGCACCAACAACTACAACAACATCAACAACTCTTCCTTCATTTAGAACATGGCACCTTAGTAGCCCTTCAAGAAGTACAGCTGCATCTGCTTGTCTTAATACAAACTTTAGCATTGTAAGATATTCAATCTACCAAACAGGAACTACTCCAGCAATAGGTACTATTTTACATTCTAATTCTGGTTTAGCAAGTCCTTGGAATGGAGGTGATCAGTGGTATCAAGTACAGGAAGCTTTTGCAGATAACCCCACTGTTATTAGAGTAAGTGGTGTATCAGGACCAGTAGGATCAGTAAATGTTGCCACACCATGTTAATAAATTATTCACAATGACAGTATTAATAACAATAGCAGCAGGAATAGATACAGGCCCATTTGATTTATATTCAGATGTGGATGGCTTTGTTACTCCTTTTGAAACCAATGTGAGTAAACCTGCGTTAGAGGCAGGTTATACTACCTCATTGGTCCCAAATGGGACTACTATTATAAGAGTTCAATCACTTGGAGTATGCCCTACTAATGTGGATATTACATTAGTTTTAAACTCTTTCCTATTTGATTTATCCTCAGGAACAGATTGTCCAGATGCATGTTTTGGAGGAGCTCATAGAATATTCTTTTAAATTAAACAATATGGCAACTTTATATAGTGAATGTGCTTCCTTAGTAGTAAACTGTCGTCTGTGCATAGATCCAGGTTTACTTATTCCTGCTTCTGCTGCATTTTTTTCAAATGGGGCTAGTTGTTATGAAACTGATTTTGATGGAAAAATTACTACAATTGGTCCATGTGTTGTTCCTTGTGATCTAGTAATGACCAATGTAACAACTACTGATCCAACTACTTTAGGAGGAACTGATGGAACTATCACTGCAAACTTTACAACCTCACATGGTCCCACTACTTACTCATTAAATGGTGTGGATCAAGGAGTTGCCTTCAATCCTTTAGTGATTACAGGATTGTCTGCTAATACAACCTATACAATCATTATTACAGATAGTAATGGCTGTACAGTACAGGCTTCTCCTACTCTAGGACAATCAGCCACTCTATTTGACGCAGACTGGATTATGATTACTTATCAGTTCCAATCTCCTGGTAGAGACTTAGATACAAGAACAAGAATTGCTCTTCCTAATATTGGTCAGGATAGCCAGGCTAAGTATTTAGGTTGGAGTCGCCTTGCTCAATATCCTGCAACTAATCCTCCTGTACTAGCTTGGGGAGGAGATAATACTGGAACTGGGTTTGAATCTATTTTAGTAAATGTTGCTAGATTTAAAGTATTGTATCCTGGTGAAACTCAATTTACTGTTGATCTTAGATGTTTTTGGTTTGGAACCCCAACAACTATTCCTGTTATAGCTGCTGTAACATTATGGAAAGGTGGTACTCCTATTCAGGATGGCTGTGTGGTTGATCGTCCAGATCCTCAAGAAGATTCATATTACTGTTGGACAAACCCTACAGCTCAGTTTACAGGAACTATAGACTCTGTCCCTTTAACTATATCACTAGCTACCCAAGATTCAAATACTTCTGGACAGCGTTTAGCAACACTGAGCTATAGATTAGATACTCTAGTAGCAGTTTTAAATAATAATGATACAACAACACCATCAGTATAGTCAATATGTTTATTGGTTTACATATTGACAGGTTATTCCCCAGTGTAAAGAGCTGGGGATAACCAACTTAATTAGAAATAATAATCAATATGGTTAGTGGGCTATAGTATTATTTAGTAACTTTACCATATTTTATAACACATAAGCTTATGTCAACAATGAGAAGTATAGTTAGTGATGTGAGAAGTACTCACAAACTGCTATCCACAGACAGCATGATTACAGACAGAGCTATAGCTTCTGAGGTTAGAAACAATAATCTCTTGCTTGTCAAGAGAGAGACAAATCTTAGAAAGTTATGGGCTACTGATACTATATTTACAACTATCCCTTGTTTAGAGATGATAGAAGTACCTATTTCAGAATGCTGTGATTATGTTGATGAATGCACAATAGCAAGAACAAAACTTAAAATCCCAAAGATAGCAGAAGGTAATTACCAGTATGTTGTCCAAGGGGTTTATTCTATTAATGCTATGGGTGGAAAAGGAAAAAGATTGAAAGAGATTACAGTAAATAGATATATGAACCTGCTCAAATTACCAATTATTAAGAATGAAAATTACTTCTGGGTAAGCAATGATTACCTGTATGTAACTGATCCAAATGTGAAAGCAGTAAGATTAGTAGCGTTCTTTGAAGAAGTTGTTCCAAATGATATAATGTATCCTGAATGTTGTTGTGGTGTTAGAGTTAGCACTGAAGAATTCTGTATGAATCCATTAGATAAGGAGTTTCCTTTGCCTGGATATCTTAGAAGTCAGGTGTTAGACTTAACCTCTAAAAAACTACTAAGTACTTACTTCAACATTAAATCAGATATGTCAGACAATGGTATTGATGGACAGGCTCCTAATGCACCTAATATGACATAATATGAGAGTGAAAGTAGAGTGGCGCTCAGCAAGTAAAGAAAACTATAAATTGTTCTGTAAAAAGTATCCCAGCACCAAATTATCATTTGTGGAGTGGGAGAATATAATATACTCCTTTAATGATCTATTCAGGGAGCACATATTAGAAACAGGAAATAAAGAAAAACTTCCCCTTGGATTAGGAGAAGTTACCATAATTAAAAAGAAAAGAAGAAGAACAGTAACTAAAGATGGTGTAGAATACATAAATCTTCCAGTAGATTGGCAGAAAACAAAAGAAAAAGGAAAGATTATATATAACTTTAATTATCATACAGAAGGATTCTTCTTTGGTTGGCATTGGTTCAGGAATACAGCAAGATTCAAACATTCTAATCTATGGTTCTTCAGGCCAATGAGAGTTACATCTAGACTCATAAACCATTACATAAAAATAGATGACAAGTACCAACACATTTATCAAGAATGGAAAATATAAAATAACATGTCTTACTACTATAAATATGAATTCGTAAGTCCTGAACCTGTCTTTGCAACAATCAAAGAAGAGTTCAAGAGCTATTTTGACACTGGTGCAGTGGATGATTTGCTCTTTCCTACTTACCTAGATAAGTGTCTTAAGAAGTTAGGACGTGCTACTTATACTATTGTTCCAGTAATACTGGATATATGTGACTTTGAGGCTAGATTGCCTGATAATTTCTATGCTGTAAGAGAAGCATGGCTGTGTACAGATATTCCTTTAGATCCATATCAGACAGCTAATTCATTCTATTCCCAGACTGCTCTTGCCACAACCATTCAGGTTGGGCCTACAACAACAGAACAAGCAGGAACCTGTCAGAATACTGAGTGTAATAACACAGACTGTCATGGTGAATGTATGCCAGATTTGATTCAGTGTGTGTACAAAACTAACAACCAGGTTGCAAGAAGTCTCAAAAGAGAATATCTTCTTAAGCCAGGTAACATATCAGTACATGCACATTGTGATTTGAACTGTTTGAACTATGGCAGTAATGCCCCAGATAGCTTTGACATTAGAGATAATAAGTTTGTTGTTAATTTCAGACAGGGAACTGTACTTTTGATAATGTATGCTACTGATTATGATGAAATAGGAAATCAGATGATTCCTGATAACTATCGTATCAGAGAGTATGTAGAGGCCTTTATTAAGTATAAAGTCATAGAAATGATGACAAATCAAACTATGGATGAAACTGCTAATCAATTACAGAACAAGTTAGTGTATTATAAGCAACTTTGTGATGAGGCCTATATTATGGCAGACATTGAGATTAAGAAACAAGATGTCTATGCTAAACAAAGAAGAGTGATTAAAGATTTAAATAGACTTAATATGTATGGAATTCCTAATCGTACAAGACGAGATGGAAGAAACTTCAATGGTCCATTTAGAAATAACCAATAATTATGGCAGAAGATAAAACTCCAAAGAGTGAAATCAATTTTGAGAATGGTCAAGGTATAACAGGCCTTAACATGGATAACATCCCTAGTCAAATCTCTAAGGGGTCACTTTCTTATGCTCTAAATGCTGCTCTAGAGAACTTTGATGCAAATAGTGTTACATATCAGAATGAACCTGGTACAGAGTTTTGTTTAAATTTTCCACACAACTATGTAGTAATTGGAAGATATCTCATCTCTGAGCAGGCCAAACAAATCTATTTCCTTTCTAATCCATCTACTGGAGACAGTGAGATAGGTTATATGGTTAATAATGATTGTGTTTATCATACTCACATTAATGCAAGGTGTTTGAACTTTGATGTAAACTATCCAATTCATAAGATAGTGCATAAAACCAGTAACTGTGGGACAGAGATCTACTGGGCACAACCAAATGCAGATAGAAGATTTCTAAACTTAGATAACACACCCTATCTCCCTACTGATGGAAGTACTCCATGTGACCCAGACTTAACCAATCAACTTGATTGTAATCAGATAAGAGTACAACCTGTATATTCTATTCCTCAGATAATTGTTACAGATGTTATAAGTGGGGGTAATTTGATTGCAGGAACCTACCAATTTGCTTTTCAATACTCTGATAGTTTGGGTAATCCTTTATCTAACTACCACTCTGTTACTAATCCTACCCCTATAGCAGACCCAAGTCTTATTACAGTTAACTTTAACTACCCTGTAGGTAAGTCTATAATACTTGATATAAGTAATATAGAGACTGGAGGACAGTTTGAGTTCTTTAATATAGCTGTAATCAAAACAATCAACGCTATAGAGAGTGTAGAATTGATTGGTGTCTATCCTATTGATGGCACTGATAAACAAATTACCTATTCTGGACAGAATGTAACTCAAACAAGACTTACTATAAATGATATATTTGAGAAGTTTCCTTTCTATGGTCCTGCAGATGATGTAACTACTGCACAGGATGTTTTAATATGGAAAGGACTTTCAGCACCTGAAAGAGTTAACTACCAAAAAATAGCTAATCAAATAACTCTATTGTGGGAAACATATAGAATTCCTGCAGGCGAGAACTATGCAGATGAGATAAATGCTACTAACTTGAGAGGTTACCTTAGAGATGAGGTATACCCTTTTGAGTTTGTCCCACTG